GGAACGTAAAGAATATTGGCAAGTCGATTTGTCTCATAGAGATAAATCTCATCCCAAACTTTTAACGCTTCCTTGGCATTGCTAGATCTAATTGTACGATCAACGTCACCAGCAATGTTCTCAATCCGAGTAGAAGGCGAAGTAGCTACTTCGGTTTTCTTTTCGGCAGTATCACAGCGACCGACTTGAATAATGATCTTGTCGTAGAAGTAAGAGTCAGGTACTGTGTTTAGGGATTCTTCCAGGCGAGCATAGTCACCCGCTGGAACAGAAACCACATAGTAACCAAGGTGGTATCTAACTCTACTTTTGTCGAAGTCAGACAGCCGCACTGCTTTCACTCACTGTGTTTTAATTATACGTTCAGCAAATCAACCAAACATACCCGAAAGAATATCTTGGTTTGCCAGGGCACGACCTTGCATGAACGGATCATTTGTTTTGTAATCATCCAAGAAGGACATTGGATTAAGAGCTTGGCCCAATACTTGACCAACCAATTGTTTCTTTATGTTTGATGCCAGAGTTTCCTTTGGGGCGGCCTGTTCCCTGGGATCTAACTTATATTGGGTGCCACGGAGAAAGGCTTCTAAAACATCTTGCGTACGTTGATCTACGTTGGGCGGTAACGTGGTAGCTGACGGTGCTACCGTACTACCCACTGAAGCAGCTTTACCAGGAGCAGTATGAAGAAAACGTAACTCATATGGATTACCTTGCGCATCAGCAATATTTAAAGACCCAAAACCTCTATCCGGTCGATAAGAACCAGAGCCTTTGTAAGCTAGTGGCGTTCCTGCACCTAAACCAATATCAATACCCTCGTGGTAAGTAGATGCACCCGCTGTTGGTGCGTTACGTTTCCCAAATTCTGAAGTAACTGGAAAATTAAATTTCCAATCTTTTCCAACCTGTTGAACCAAGGGGCGCTTATCTGCTCCTACTAAAACATTTTGCAGAAGAGTCTTAGCAGTTCTCGGATCAATCTTTTTTCCTTTCTGTGCACCAAACTGAGGTATAACTCTTACGTCAAGATGCGCTCCAGTTGTGGCAAAAACATCCTTGCTCGGATCAACAACTGAACCTAGTGGTATTAAACCAGCCATTATCTTTTTATTTTCAATTCTAAAACAACAAAACCCCTGGTTTCCCAGAGGTCTTGCGTTTGGAGATGAGAATCAAACCCTAATTAAATCAGCAGCGATGACAGATTGCCAATCGACTCGCTTAATTTGTTTTAACTGATCGAGACTTGTAAATCTTTCACCCGACAAAGAGAGTTGAAGATCCTTTATTTCTCGAGCAGTCTTCAGACCAATTCCTTTGATGTGGTCTGCAATCATCTGGGCGGTTGCGCCGTTGATGTTAAGCCTGGTATCAGGAGGAAACACACGTGGCTCCTCCTTTGCTGCTTTGTCTTTTACCTGAAGAGTTTTGACCTTTTGTGTGGCCTGTTCATCGGGCAGTAACTCAGTCTTGTAAGCGGTGTAAAGGCGACCGTCCTGATCTTCGACCATGAACCAATCGCCTTCATCCCACTCACTAACAATACGTACCCGTGCTCCAGTCTTTTTGTGACGGTGGAGAATTTCTTCAGTGCTGGTAGACATAAAACCAGATCATTAATTAATCTGGTTTTAGTTTAGCCTAATCAGCTGACAACGCGACCAGTTAGGTAGCCATCAATGTCTTCGTAGCCTGGAGCATCGTCAGGAACGATGTAACAGATCTCGACACAAAGGTAGCCAGCGCGACCAGCAGTGGAGTCACCACTGGAGATGTAGAAACCACCGGAAGTTGCCGTGGCATTACCAGAGGCTTTAGCGAACACGCTAAAGGTAGTAGCAGCGGTATACGCGGGGTAAAGCCCAGTAACGGTTACAGCCTGACCGGTAGCGGTCAGCAGGGGCACGTTACCAAAAGCTTGTACACCACCAGCGAACAAGATCTCGCCTGCTTGCGTACCAGAGACGGTAGAAACAAGGTTGGCTTGGGCCGTAGGCTCACCAGAGAAGGCGACGGGGCTGCCAGCGTTGTTGCGGCCGAAGGAGATTACGTTACCAGTGGCTGCATAGACACCAGAGGCAACGCGACCATCACCCCAGCCAGATGCAACCGAGATAGCTGTACGGTAAACGTAAGCAGATTGGGTGGAAGAACCGGAGATTATCAGACCAGTGATGTCGGTACGGGTATCGTCCTGGCGGTAAGGCGAAGGTACGATTACGGCAGCGGATGCAACAGGGCCACTACCGGAAGTTGCCGTCACAGGGACGTAACCACGGGCTTGGAAGTAGCGATAACCAGGGATAGCCAACACCGAAGTAGGACCACCCTTGGAGGAGTCGATTGTACCGGCTCCGGTATCATCAATGTTTTTATACCAGCCATTCAGTGGTGAAGACCAGTTGCCGGGATAAATTTTCTTAGCTGAAAGATAGGACATTTATTCCTCCTTAATGTAATTTATTCTTTATCAGACTTCACCGTCATCTTGCAGGAAGCTGAATGCAGTCGTAATGAAATCCTTGTTGAGGATATCAAAACCGGCATACAGTTGCCAAATAAGAATGATAAAACGGCTGAAATCGTCGTTGTTATTAATCAGGACCTGAGCGTTCGGGCCGCCGATACCAACGCCAACAGCTTGAGGACCGAAGAAGTAGCCTTGAGCAACTTCGTAGGTACCAGCACCAGGGGAAGAGCCCAGGGTAGCAGCTTGTGTCTTGTTGGGGAAGTTGGTCGACTCGAAGAACTTCACGCCTTCAAACTGAACACCAGTAGGCATTACAGGTTCACCAGCCAGGAAGTAACCTTGACCAGCTTGTGGACCCTGGAAGAAGCTAGCGTTGTTAGGCATCATGGGGTTGCCCATGTACATGCCTTGTCCTGGGTTACCAGAGTAACGAGCGATCTCGCGGAAGTCAGGGTCACGACGCAGGTGCATCATGAACGTAGGATCGCAGATGCAACGATACAGACCATCAGCGAAGGTGGGGACGTTGCGCTTACGCAGATCCTTAACAACGGTCAGAAGGTCGGTACGCACCTGGAACTGCTGAACGTTAGCAGTGTACTCATTGGCGCTGTAAGAAGGGTTCTTGGTCTTACCGCCGGGGAAGTAGTAACCACCTTGGCTGGAAGATGCAGGACCGTTGGCTTCAGCTTTGGACAGTTCGTCAAGGAAGACGCGGTCACGCCACCGGCGATAGTCGTCGAGCAAGGTCAGCGAACCGATGCTCTGGTGGAACATGTTCAGGTTACCGGTGTCCAGCAGCATGCGCTGGGCGGTAATCAGGGTTTCACGAGCAATCTTAAAGGTGCTGGGCTGAGTGGGATCGCCGGGGTCCGCAGGGCCGGTGTATTCCTTAAGCACCACCAGGACTTTCTCCTTGGTGATGTTACGGCTGTTGGCGGTACCAATGGTCTGGTCGGAAATGCGCTCGCGGCTATCCTTAGTGCCGGGGTTGCCCCAGAACTTGTAGCGGTCGAGCTGAACGGTTTGACCTGGTTGACGAGTAAAGTCGTGGACGACCACGGGCTCTACTGCCATCTCGCAGATGTAAGCAGGATGGGGACGGTAGAGTTCCGCGCCCAAAATCTTAGGAAAGTCGGTATCAATGAACACTTGTGTTTATCCTCCAGTGTCGCAGGACAGGGATGTCAGGTGAAAGATTTAGACAAGATTGTCTTATCTAAACAAATTTTAGCAGTTGATAATTTATCGACTGTAATTAAACTTAAGAACTACAAAGAGTATTCTCTGCATAAAGACAAAAAGGCCGGAATAACCGGCCCTTTATCTATCACTCCATTACAAACAATTTGTTTGCCAGGACTTGAGGCTGAGCTTGGTTGATGACGCGCCAGGCATTCTGGGGATCACGATCCATCATGTCCTTAAAGCTGCCCCAGAAGTTTTCAGGCTGTTGAGCGGCATCAGCAGAAGGAGGAGCGGGGAATTGACCTTGCTCGTAAGCAACAGGTTGGGTGCGGTAACCGGGGGTTTCCAGTTGCTGCTCACTTTCGTACACGGGGTACGGACCTTCGGGACCAAAGAACTTCAGCGTGTAATCGCTTAGTACGTCGGGGTTGGTAAGGATTTCGTTATAAGCAAGGTTCTCCTGATGCTCATTGACAGAGAACTTTGCATAACCCTGGATGGTATTAGCCGCTTGGTTGCCCCAGGCCACTGCACTATCCAGCATCCCTTCTAGGTTGAGGGCGTAGTTATTTAGGACGGCGGGTGCTTCGATTCCGAACGCGTCCATTACTTGGCGGCTTTCCTGGCTCATCCCCACGAAGTCCGCGATTTGCTCCAAGGACGGAGTCGAGGAGGTTTGGGAAGAGCTGGGCGAGTATGCCTGGTTGGCTGACCAGGTCTGCGGAGCCGATTGTTGCGTAGCTGGGCTGCTGACTTGTCCGTAGTTCGCCGGGGCGTACTGAGGAGTCGGTGCTGAGGGTTGCCCCTGGAACGGGGATGGGACTGGTGCGCTCAGCAGGTTCACTACCTTGTTGAACGCCGACTCCCAAGGATTGCCCGCCGAGGAGGTCTGCGATTGGTCCGCTTGTTGGTACTGGGGGGCGTACTGAGTAGGGGCTGATTGGTAGCTGGGGGCTGCCTGAGGTACCGCCTGGGGGTAGCTCATACCCACTTGATACGGCACCGGTGCTGCCTGGTAGCTGGGCGCTGGTGCTGACTGAGCCGGTACCACGTAGCTGCTTGGAGCTACTGCTGGTGCTTGGCTCATCTGTGGGATCGATTGGACGGTAGCGTCCTGCATAACTCATCTCCTTTTGTAATGCTTCAAGGGTTCGATACAGATACGGAGTAAGATCCAATCTGGGATCCGCAGCCATCGGTAAGTCCGGTGATTGCGGGTGGGGGGTCTGCATCATGCCACCCACTAAGCGAGAGAAAGAAGAATATGCATTCTGTAGTTCTCCCACCATCCTGAACGGGAACCCAGATAACATCTCGGCCCGCTCCTCATCCGTTTTTGACGGGAAGAGGTATTTCAGTGCTTCAATGCTA